GGGAAAACCCCCTTTTGGATCTCCAGTATACCACTGTGAAAAATGGTAAGTAGAAGATATAATTCGAATTGTTGTAAGCTGTACAACCAACAGGTAAGCCGTACCCGAAAAGGGACGGATTGACACAATTAATTTGATTTAAGACTTTTAATATCTATAGGGCTATAGGGTGTAGACGACACAAGTAGAAAAAACTACTATAAAAATGCAGAGCACCAAGATCAATAGGAAAAATCTCGACAAAGTTCGAGATATTGATGATGTCGCCACCACGAAGTTATCGGGTTTTGACCCGATGGAGGAAGTGTTAAATGAATGGACGCCGGTGTTCCGTCCTAAAAACAATATTTTCCTCAAGCCCGCTCCCGCTGCCGCCGCAGCCGGAGCTTCTAGAGCCTCGCGGGACGCCGAAAAAGCGTCTCGCGCTTTGCTCAAGATGGGTAAGAACAGTCTTACCACCTCACATAAAACACTCAAGGTTTCTCGGAAAGTCGCTGAGAAAATGGAGTTGAATAAACGTGAGTTGTTGGAAAATCCTGGCAAGGATAAAATAGTCCACGCTTCCCGGAATGATGCGTTTCCCATTGTGGAACAAGTCTATCCCGCCCCTCTCCCAGAGGTGCAAGCGTATTCTACGCATACTTTCAGAGACGCAGCTGCCTTGGTTGGTGCAGTAGCTTCTGATGAAGTTGATATGGCGTCGGACAATGATGCAATTGAGGATGTTTCTGGATTTGAATTCGAGCAAGAAGCTCGAGTTGATTCTGAATTGCCCTTGGAAAAATTGGCGATGAAAGCCCTCTCCGAAGCACGACGTGATAGAGGAGTTTCTCGGAAAGTCGAGAAAACCTTGAAAAGGAGAGCCGCTTATTGGGAGCGCCTAGAAAAGAATAAAAACCATAAAAAGAAGAATTCTCGCGATTTGTTTGTAATGCGCGAGATGATTGAGACGAGTTTGAGTGTTCAATTAGATAAAGCCGTTTCTGGTATCACTAAGAAAACAGATAGACCCCTTCTTACGGGGTCTGCTGAAATTCTTATGAATAACCCACGTATTTGGACTGTTGCGCATGAGAAGGAGATTGAGAAACTCGTCGATAACGCCAAGATTTGGCGGCAGAATATGAACTGGAAGGGTTACACTCAGCGACATGCTCCTCAGATTTTTGAGCATTTTCCGCCTCGCTGTGTCTTGCCTACTGCCGTTGGTTCTGTTTCGGACGAGAATTCGTTGGAATTTCTCGTTGACAGGGTTGCCGACCCTAGAAAGAAGACGGAACTTCGTTCTCTTTATAAGAAGTGGTGTAACCTTCCTTTTGGAACTCCACGACTTGAAATTGATGCTCTCCGAGTTCATTTTTACGATCTTACGAAGGGGGCTAAGTTGCCCGTTGTTGTTTCTCAAGGCCAGACCGCCTCCGCACCCGTTCCGGTGCGTCGCGGTGACATCAAGGTGAAAGTGACCAATGTTGGAATCCCGGTTACGGTTAACATATTCGACAGTTTGGCTAGTTTTTTCCCTGATGAGGCTCAACTTCTAACTCTTCTTGGTGGACCCTCTGAGGTCGCAAGAAAGCTCGTTTCGATTATTTGCGTGATTACATCGTTGTACGAGTGCTCGTCGTGGCCTAACATCTTAGCCCAGTTAACCCAACTGTATCTAAATGTTGCTCCGGTTAGCCCTTCGTGGTTTTTGAATCGATGTTCGGAAATTTTTTCGAAACTAAAGGCGTCACAGACTGTGAGCCAAGCTGGTGAAGCGAGTCCTTTTGATTCTACTTACGGATCGATGATGTTTGCGGTGCCTTATGCTGAGGCTGTGCGCAAGTCTAGTGTCGTTTCGTTGTTGTGGGATTTTCTTTCGACTTTTTCGGTTGTTTCAGTTTTCTCCGTTACCGGTGTTGCGGGAGATGATGATACTGTTTTTCGTTGGAAGAGAAAGTTAGAAGGTCTTCTTTGCGACAAGATGTCAATTGACACCCTATTTAAACGTTTTTTGAAATTCGCGTCTGCGTTGGTGTACGGAATTAAGGAAGCTTTTCAAACCGGGGATTGGCGTGCTCTTTTTTCGAGTAAGAGCCCGGCCGATTGGGTCGAAGTCTCTTATTGTGTTCTTGACTTAGTTGCTGTTCAAGCAGATAAGGGACGATCCGGTGTTGGCGTTCTTTTTGAGAAGATGAAAGCGGAAGGGAATATTCCTGCTCGAATTACTGCTCCATTGACGGTTGAGGAGAGGTGTGATTTGATGCGGGAGCTGTGTGAGGAGTCGAAGTCTCATATTAGTTCTCTTGTCGCTGCTCAGGCGACTCAAATGGCGATTACCGTTTCGCGTTTGACTGAGCGTCTTAAGGCTGAGATTTTCTCGTTGGAGAATAACAAGGCTAATGGACAAGGTCGGAAACAACCTTTCGGTATTTACTTTTACGGTGATCCTGGAGTTGGTAAGAGTCGGATGACGCCGATTTTGCACCAAGCTCTCGGAAATAGCCGCAAGTTGCCGATTGGGCCGGAGTCGGTTTTCACGCTTGTTGCGGATGCGAACTTTTATGATGCGTTTAACAACCAGTGGTTGTTGACGATGGATGATGCTGATCAGACTGTCTGTACTCCCACCGCGGGAAATAAGACCCATGTCAACCACGTGGTTGATTTGATCAATACGAAGTCTACGCAATTGGAGCAGGCGGATGTTGATGCTAAAGGGAAGAAATATGCTAATTTCTTAGCCGCTTTGTATCTGACGAATTATGAATTCGCGAACTTGCAGCACAGAACCACAATGCCGCTGATCTTTTGGAGACGTTTTAAGGTCTATGTTAAGGTTGAGGTGATGCACCCTTTTGCGAGTCCACAAGGTTCGTTGAAACCGATGGATCAACTGACGAAGGCGATGAAGGAAGATGCCGAGAAGCAAGCCAAGCTTCTTGAAGCCGGAAAGGTCACGAAGATTATCAATAGGAAAAACAACTATTGGCGCTTTAAAGTGTACAAGTATGATGATGCAGCGTTCGACAAGAGGAACCCTTTTACGTCGAAGCCATACGTGCTGGATAAGGTCTTCCACGACCGTTCAGAGTTTTTGCATTACTTGACGACTGCGTTCAATTTACATATTGATAATGAGTTGGAGGAGGCCACTCGCATGGCCGATGAGCCCTTTTGCCCAAGGTGTTTCTTGGGGCTCTCCCAACACGACCAAGGTGTGCCGTGTGTTGTGAAGGAGAACCAAGGTTTCCGCGAAGTTTTGTCTAGCGTGAAGGCTCGCGCGAAAACAGTAGTCTCAGGAACCTCTCATTGGGTTTCGGATAAGTCAAGGAGGGCCTCTGATTGGGCCACTGAAAAACTTTCGACTTGGGTTCGGAACAATTATGGGGTTGAATTGGCGCGTGAGTGGATTGTAGCGAAGAAACAATTGTTAAATGACGGTTTCAATGTGTTGTCTTTAAGCGAGTTCAAAGCGCGGATGAAAGTCCTTGAGAAGATTCGCGACGCTCAAGCAGCAGTGTTGTCTCACAAGGTGGAGATTTTGACTGGCGTGCTTGTTGCTGTCGGTCTCGGCTTGGGCTTTTTGATTGGAAAGTACACTTCTGGTGAAGGCGAAGAAGCGCTTAAGAAGAAATTTGTTGCGAGTCAGGCGTATGTTTCGACGGAGCCGTCTCGAGCCGATTTTGATTTTGCGAATAAGGAAGTGAAGTTTCATCGGGAAGTCATTTCAAGGGAGACTCTGTTACCATGGCCGGACACGATAGGTCCACAAGAAATCGTTAAAGAGTGTCAAATGTCGACCAGAAAGGTTTGGTATAGAGGATGTTCGCCACCGCGTTCGACGCATATGGCTTACTACACGGGATTTTGTTGGGTTTTCAATGCGCACTTTTTCATTTCCAATATGGAGAAGGGCGATTGTCGACTAGAGGATCCTGTTCAACCTGTTTTTGAGTTGGAATTGGACGAGGGGACGAAGGGTGCCACCCCCATTAAGTTCACAGCGGACTTTGGTGGCATTCAACCAACTGCGCGGCGTTTGATGGGCAGAGACCTAGTTTTGGTCTATGTTCCGACGTTGGTGCCTTTAGGTCAAGGTCTTCGACAATTTATTCCAGAAACGTCGATTTCGCGGGTCGCACATTCTTTTGATGCAGGATGGGTGGCTACGATGGATTTTCAGAAAACCATCACGATGCAGTATGGAACCGCATTGCAGTCGAATTTGCGCAACGCTTGCGTAGAATACACTGGGTGTCGGATGTATGCTGGCGATTGTGGTGTTCCTGTGATAGGCCGATCAGGGAAGTGGTTGTTTGTCGTTGGAATTCATTCGTGCCAGGAGAGAACGCTTCAGTTTGGGGTTGAAATGGTGACTGATAAAGCAGAGGAGATTACGAGAGTCGAGTTGGACTCTGTTTTTCGCCTGTTAGTGTCACATTTGCCGTACACGGTGCGTTCGGTGGTCGTCCAGTCGAGTCAGGCTAACTACGATACGACGGATATTCGCTTGAAGGACGTTCCTGCGAAGTCGTCGTTGTCTACCGCTGTTACTTATGCTGAGGCGCCTCCGATGCAGGTTCTCGGGACGATGGACCCGCCACAGCCGTTAGCTAAGATGAAGTCAAATGTTTTCCGCACTCCGATGGCGGATGTTTACAAAGACCTCGAAGAGCAGATGGGTGGTTCGCCGCTTTTTTATGCCCCTATTTTTAAAGGAAAAATGGTGCCGGTCGAAGGAGGAGAGCCCAAGTGGGTAGATCCGTTTACGATTGCGTTGAAGAACATGAGAAATGTACAAGGACGTTGGGACGTTTGGATGTGGGCTTTGGACGACTATTGTGAGGGGATGGAGAACCTTGCGGGTTGGGATCAGATTCGGGTGTTGACCGATTTTGAGGCCTGGGTTGGCGTTGACGGTACTTCGGTTAAGTCGACGAATATGAAGACCTCGGCCGGGACCCCCTTCTTTACGCCGAAGAAACGTTTGGTGTCGATTGATAAGGAGAAAGGAACTGTTGAGGTTAATGTTGCGATTAAGTACTTCATAGACCAGATTGAAGGAACTATTGCCGAGGGTGATATCTATTCGCCTTTATGTAGACATTCTCTCAAGGATGAACCGATCTCTAAGAAGAAATTGGACGCCGGGAAGGTGCGAGTTTTTAATACGCTATCGATGGCGTTTAATTTTTGTCTTAAAAAATACATCGGACCTCTTACTGCTTTCATGCGGGTTCACCCTTTCTTTTTCGAATCCGCTGTTGGTATGAACATCACGTCGCGCGAGTTAGATGCTGCGATTAGGTGGATGAAGAGGTTGGGTGAAGACGGGTTCGCTGACGGTGACTACGAGGCTTATGATTTGAGGCCGGAAACGTTGTTACGATTAATCACCGCGATTTTTTGGTATAGAATGGCGGTGTTGGCGAACTACGATGAGAAGTCGAAGAGGATGGTTTTCTTTCTTTCACTCGGACTTACTTACTCGACGAGGTGCATTAAGAATGACTTGTTTGTCATTGCTTTTGGTAACCCGTCTGGTTCGGGAGTGACGTCCGATGAGAACAGCCCAGGAAATTCGTTTACCCACAGATATTCGTTTAGACGGGCACAGGAAGAGGGCTTGATTCCTCCAAGTACGTTTAGAGAGGCGGTCGCTCTCTTGACGCTCGGAGATGATAACATGAGGAACGTTCACAAGAGTTATAGAGCTTGGGATTCTGACGTGATCGCCAAGTATATGAGTGAAGTTGGACAGGTGTTCACTAGTGCGCAGAAAGACCAGAACTTAGCAGAGTATGGCCCGGTAGAGAAGATTTCGTTTCTCAAGAGAAAGTTTCAGGAGTGGAAGACTCCCCAGGGAACTTTTTGGGCGGCTCCGTTGGAGTTAAAGTCAATTGTGAAGATGGTGACCTGTGCTGTAAGGTCCGAGCTTTCGGAAAAAGATCATTGTGCCGTGTTGCTATCAAATTCGTCTAGAGAGGCGTTTTTGCATGGGCGCGAGGTGTTTGAAGATTTTCGAGTGAGGGCCGAGAAGGCCGCAACGTTAGTAGGGGTACGTGAAAACCGCTACTTTGTTCTTAAAACGTTCGACGAGCTGTTGGACGAGTTTGTAAAGAACAATTTTATCACAGTTGCTGCCTGAACTCAGATTTGAAGGAGAAGATGTCTCCTGTACGGTGAGTGGGCCGGTGGACTGGTGGTGTCGAGTGAGAGAATGGTTCCTCTCTCTCTCGTGTTGTTGTAGGACCAAACCCTATCATGGGAAAAATGATGAATTCCGAATCTACAGGAACAACAGTGAACGAAGTTTCGCTGCAGAAGAACGAGAGCGTTTCGCTCTCGGAGATGGTGTTGAGTCGCGAGGCGGTTACGGCTGGGGACTCGAGCAAGGAGATGGTGTCGACGATCGGTGGGATGCCGGTGATTCCGATCGAGGACGTCTTGACGAGAAACGTGCTGATAGCGACGGGGGATGTGACGTCGTCTGACACGCTTTGGGCAAATCAGTTTGGGTCGTCGCTTGACCCGATGGCCCTTTGGTTGGGGAACACGTTGGTCCAATCGAAGATAGATGGCTACGCGCGCTTTCGCGGGGATATGGAGGTGACCTTGGTGGTCAATCCTCCTGCTAATGCGTACGGAGCTTACTGTTTCGCCGCCGTGTGTGAGGGTGGGGTGTTGTTGGATTTGCATGCTAGGGATACTGACGCTGATCCTGATACGAATGACAACCCGTACACGGCGACCCAGGACATTCATGGAGTGATCAATATTTCGATGGCGACGACCGTGACCTTGCGGTTACCTTTCGTCTACCCTGTCGATGCGATTGACTTTTTGAATACGACGTGGCCGGTCGGTGCTCCGATGTATCGTTTGGCGCTTTGGGCGTGGGCGCCGATCCAAAATTCGTTGGGAGCTGATCCGATCAGCGCGACGTACAAGCTGTACGCCAGAGTTGTGCCTGGGTATCAGTTGTCCGTCGCAGTCTCCCAGGCAAAGGGTGGTGTGATTATGAAGTCCAAGACGACGTCGATTTCGACCGGAGCAACGGGAGCGAATGTGAAACCCGCTGGGAAGATGGGGAAGTTTGCCGCAAATGTAGCGAAGGCTGCTGGGATTGTAGGTGCAGCGGTTCCTTTTTTGGCTCCATTTGCTGGGCCTCTCGCCGTGGGCGCTGGCGTTGCTTCCCAAATAGCGGATATGTTTGGATTCACCCGCGAGTCCGACGTTTCGACCCCGAGTAAGGTTATCGGGAGGCCCTTTTCGAGTTTGCCTTTGGTCGATGGTGAGGACACGAGTGAGGTAGTCGCGATGATGCGCGACAACACGACCACGATAGACCCCCGTATCGGAGGAGGCATTGAGAGTGATCCTACAGCGTTTGCGGATTTGTTCCCTCGCTGGACGTTGATCGGAAGTGCGGATTGGGCGTATAATACTGATGTTGATACCAATCTGATGAATATTCCGGTGACGCCAGGGATTTGCGCGGCTGTGTTGGGGATTCGATATCCGACGGTGTGCGCGTACGTGGGGATGCCTTTCCAGTTTTGGAGAGGGGGTATGGAATACATGGTGTATGTTCCGACCTCTCCTTTTCACAGAGGTACTCTCCAGATCGCGTGGGATCCGGATACGACGAATACGTTGACCCCAGATATCACGAACAAGGTGGCGAATGTTATCTTCGACACGACGGTCGATGATGCAATGACGCTTACGGTCGGATATGCGCAAGTAGAGCCGTGCAAGAGGATGTCGCTCTGCTCGATTTCAACGCCTCATTCAGGGAGCGATTTCAACAACGGAGTGTTGAGGATCTACGTTCATTCGAAGTTGCAGGCCCCAGTCACTACGGCTAGTGTCTCAGTATTGGTGTTCGCTCGAGCGCGACAGGATATGAGATTTGGGATTCCCGCGACTAAAGTCTACAATGCGTTGGCGACGGATCGGATTAAGATCACAACAGCGATGCAGAACCAAGGTGGAATTGGAGACGACGATGAGTCGGAGTCTCATGTCGTCAACTTGGTCGGGGACGGCGAGTTAGATAGGTACCCGATAGGTGCCGTGTGTTGGGGGGAGGATTTTCAGAGTGTTCGGCCGTTGCTCCAGAAATTTTCACTTGCGATGATAGGGAATGGTACGGCTGACCAGACATTCGCAGATGCCCTCCCGCACGTGTGGCCTCCGCGCGCATTGGCCGATTACCCTTACGTGGGCCTTGCGACGCCGTTGAGTACGACCGTCCCAGTGTGGACGTGGTTCGGACATTACTCGCAAATGTACGTTGGGATAAGGGGTAGTGCGAGGTGGAAGATCGTTGATACGACGAGTGATGGTACGGCTGCGTACACCATGTACTCTACGTCGACTTGGGATCTTACGCACAATGTGACGAATTACCTCTTCAAGACGGCGAACCCTCTTGATTTTGCGACGCTGGGGACCCCCGCGGGTCCCGCAGCTGGGTCGACCCATATGCCGATCCAAGTGCCACAAGAGGGGTGTTGCGAGTTTTTGTTGCCGTACTACGGAAATTCCAAGTTTGAGAGTTCGCACCATATCAGAAACCCGGGTTTGTTGGTAGATGCCGGATGGAGTGACAGGTGGGACGTGTTGGGGACGAGTGTTGGCGAGTCGGCCACGAAGATGATCTTCTATGCTGGTGGTCCGGATGTGGCGCCAGTTCGATTTCGAAGAGTGCCAGCCATGAAATACTCATGAGGGAGTTAGTAATGGGCATAGCTGTCGGCGTGACAGTAGTGGTGTACTTGATCTTGAATGTTCAGAGGACCATTAAGGCAAAAGCTCGAAGGGATGCGGATGTACCGAGTTGCACGAGTTGCGCCGACAGGGCTGCGCTTCTCACCAGTCCCAGACCTATCACTAGACGAGAGATGGGGGAAAAGCGCGATGTTTAGTACGTTCATCGTGTGGGTAGCTGCGACCCTGATCGCAGTCGTTTGGATTGGAGGGATATATTGTTTGGTCGACAAGTATGATCCTTTTGATCCGTCGGTCTACGATAACGACTGTTAACCAATGCTTGCTGAGGTTATATTAAGAATATGCAAGAAAGTTTAGAATGTTGTACTTAACAACAACTCGAGTGTGTCGATGCTCGAGCCGCGATGTGCGGACAGGAGATTTAATCTGATTGTTCGCGGCGGCGAACAATCGGCAATTTTAATTTCCGAAGAAGATATATATGTGTGTTGCGCGTTTTTAGGTTGAGTCCGAATTTTTTGTGCGAAGAACAGTGTGTGTTTTATTTATCG